TTGGGCGCTCTAAATCAGCTCTTGATATGCTAGCGCTGCGGTTAAAGATAATTTTTGGCATTGCTTGGTTTCTTGTCACGTCTGTGATTGAGTTTCTGATAGCGTTTAGTTCGTCTTGCAACGGCAAAAGTGAAGCGAGCGCAGGCTCTCCATAAGCACAAACAAAAGTTTGGTCTATATTTCTTCTTGTTTGCGGTAGCATATAGCCAAAGACAAAAGGCTGTCCGTCTTTTAGTTCTACTTTATCTCTTAGCAGCTCGCTATTGTAAAGCGTGCTAACGCTCCATTTATCATCGTCTAGCTCATAGATTTCATTTAGGCAAATTCTCTCATAAGGTCTGTTCTCGCTTAGATCGATTTGTTTAAAAGTTTTATTTTTGATTAACTTCTTTATGTCGTTTGTCGTGAGGTAAATTCTATGCACGATATAGCGGATGTCGTCTGTGTTTTTTGCATCAGGGTCAAAATAGATGTCATTTATATCCACTTCCTCTATCTTTGCCTCATCTTTAGCCCAAAACACTTTTACGACCGAGCTTGCCGAAAAGGCAGATTTTAGAAAAATTGGTGCAAAAACTTTATATAGATTGATCTTGTCGCAATAGAAATTTAGTGCCTCTTGCCACTTGTCGATCACATCATGCGTTGAGTTTATATACGGCTCTAGCTTGGCAAACGTATCATTGTTAAAGTATGTTTCGGTTAAGCCGTCATATATCCTTTTAGCTTTTGAGTTTAGTTTTGGTATGTAGTTTTTGCTTTTGTTCCTCTCTTTGAGGCTATGATACTGATCGCTTTCAAGCAAGAGCAAATACGCATCGTTTAGCTTGTCAAAAAATGGTTTGTACTCCGCATAGCCATTGTATGCTGTTTGCACTAGCTCCTCTAGGTAGCTTATTCTTTCATCGTTCGTCATTTTCGTGTCCTAATCTGTAAATTGTTCTTGTGCTGACGTTCGCTAGCTCTGCCACTCTTTTTTTGCTAAGCCCTTTTTGTTTTAGGGCTGTTGCAAGTTTTACCCTTGCTTGTTTTGTAGGGATAAATTTTGCTCCCTTAAGCCACTCGCAAATCATCACACAAAAACAAAGACGCAAAGCCTCATCATCAAGCGTT